TAAAGCGTTTAATGCGAGTGTTTACATCCTCGTAGTTATCTAAGAATCCCATCAGATTAGGTTCTTTTCTTTAAGAGCTTGCACGATTGCCCGGCCTCGTATGTAACCCTCGCCGTGCCCGTGTCGATAACCCAGGGTGTAGGCAGCTTTGATAAACGCCGCCATTATGCCCGTTATGGTAATTACTATTATAAAATCTGCACTGTTCATATATCGCCCTTTGTTAAGGCCGATTAGGCATACTATCCGAGTAGCCCTCTCGGCGTGTGTAGTATCAGTATGAGCCCACGATCTGACATAAGGCAAGTATCTACGTAGGCGTGTCGGTTTTTACAGGCTCTTTAGCTTTAGATTTAAGCCCGTTACCGGCAAGTACTCCACCTAGCGCGCCCGTTAAGAATATGGCTAGAGTCTGTAAGAGCTGTATGAAATCTCGATCGTTAGGAGCTTGAGCACCTACGGGCTGAGTGACAAAGACCAGCGCATAAACGGCCCCAGCTGTAATTACAAAAAAGGTTAAGGCAAGTACCGCACCGATAAGAAAGATCAGGCGAGCGTGTATATCCTCAGGCGATAGACGGCGCTTGTCCTTATTCATTTGACTTAATAAGGTCCTTAGTGCAGGTTCCCGTAACCACACACTGCGGCTCAACGCACTGAGGCTTTTCCCAGTTCTCGTATTCTTGGCACTCATACCTTACCCAACCGTCGTAACCGCACCCCGATAGGAGCAGAATCCCCAAGATCGCCCCTATCAGGGCCCGGATCATTTAGAGCCTAGACCGTACTGCTTTTCGCTTGGCTGCAAGGCTTTAAGTAGAGGACCTACTAAGCCTGCGATAAACGCATTAGCTAGTACTTTAGGATCTGTAATACCGGACATATAAAGCGCCGCGGCACTTGCTAAAGCTGCTCGAGCATATGACTTACCGGCAGCGATTAACTGATCTTGCATAGTGTTACTCCTAAGTGCCCTTAAGGTTTGTCTAACTATAAACCTAAAGTCTCGATTAAGGCTTTAGCCTTTACGGGTGATATTTCTATTTCCCAGTGCATCTCATCGGCTCGGCTCTTAAAATCGCCGCCCCACTTAAGGCCGTACTTTTTAGATAGGGCCCGGATCATAGGTACCTTTTCAGCTGGAAACGTGCCGCGCTTACCTAGAGGGTGTTTAGTCGCGTTAAGGTCGATCGCTGTACCGGAGGAGTGGCACGATAACTTATCGGTAGTACCTCGGACCATACGAAAGGCATAAGCCCAATCGTCAAAGGTGCCCTCATCGATCGGCTCGATCAGCTCGTGAAACTCTGCAGCGAAAGCGGCCAAGAGTGGTCCCACACTCTCGGCACACCTTAGCTTACGATCCGTACCCCTTACCGGGTAGGACTTTATTTTTATCTCATCCGGATCTTTTGAGGCTGGATAGCCGTTATAACTCTTTAGCATTATGAAAGTAATAAAGCCGCTTCATCGGCCGTAATGCCGAGGCGATTGAGGAGGTCGGCTTTAGCCTGAGCCTTAGCATCAATGCGATCCTGCTCAGCCTTTTCCGCTGCCTCATACGCTACTAATTCTTCGGCTGTAAATTCGATGTCTGTAATCTCATTTGTTTCAACATTGATAATGCGGTGCATTGATTTTGTCATTAGTTCACTCCGTATAGTTGGCACGTGCCGGCTGTAAAGTTTCCTGCGCTGCTAGAAAAAATTCTAATACTAGTAATTGCGGCTGTACTACGGAATTGATGGGTTCCAAACTGTGTCACCACTGAGCCGTTATCTGACAAGTATCCTGCAGAATTTTGGATCTGTTTTCTAGCTATGGTGTTAGTGTAATCGGGAAAGAAAAGATACATAAAATTATCTGCATCCGCGCCTTCGGTTGTAAGATCCTGCAGAAAATTTGTATTAGAGTAAGTTGTCAGCGATCCCGATGAGCGACCTGAGGTAATTGTGTATTCGTAATTATTTGACGTAGTGTTGCCATTTATTTCAATTTTCATACCTGCATCGGCCGCTTGATAGTAATTTTTGATAAGAATATACAAATTTTTGTAAGTTCCCGTAATACTTGAAAACGTAACATCCGCTACTCCGGCCATATCGGTAGAGGTAATAAGCGTAATACCACCGCTTGCCGCCGTTGCCCATTTTAATCCAGTCGCCTCGGCCGAGTCAGCGGTTAGCACTGTACCATTTGCACCTACGGCTAATCTAGCAAAAGTATCCGCTCCAGTACCGGCAACGAGATCGCCTTTAGCATCTATCGCGGTAGCCATTGAGTTAGTAACTGTTACGGTACCGCTAGTGCCACCGCCTGAGATACCTGTACCAGCTGTAACGCCAGTAATATCACCTGCAGCATCGGTAACCCAAACAAAGTCCATATCGGTATTAGAGTTTTTAGCTAATACTTGGCCGCTTGTGCCGCCTTTAAGATCAAGTAGTGAGGCATCAATCGAATCACCGAGAGCCTCTATAGCTGTAGCGCCATCCTTTACTAGGTCGGTAGACGTAGGTACCGGCCATCCAAAATTAGGTGTAGTAGTTGCCATTAGGTTAATCCTCCAAAAGCGTTTTCCCATATAAGAGTAGCATTAACACCCGTCCAGATTAGGGAGGGTGGACTCACTGTATCCCATTGTGGCGCGACCAGTGAGAAATCTGTAGGGCTTAGCGTAAGGGTAAAGTCTACGTATGACGGCGTAGCTTTAATAGAAAATCCCTCGACAAAGCCATTAAATGAGCCATTAAACATATTGATCGGTAGGTCATTAACTACCATAGGCTGACCAAAAAAGGCATCTATGAGCTTATCTCGCTCGGCATTGGGTAGGGCTGAGTTATCAAGCCTAAAGGTGATGCTCTGTAACTGTTCTCTAGGGATCGCACGGAGCCCTAGCTCTCGATCCATCAAGTCATTTACATCCGCTAGGTTATGAAGGTTAGTAGTAACGCTGCGCTGATACCGGCCATAGTTAGCGATTGAGGTAGCATCGAGGGCTGTAGCTTGGTTAGCGTAGTTATTACCATAATTAAATACTAGGGAGTTACGGATCTTGCCGATCTGTAGGATCGATTTAACGGTAGACGGCGTAGCGTAATTAGCCGATATTGTCGTATAGCCGTTAGTAGATAGATATTGAGTACGGTGGTCGGTATCAGCGTAGCACACTCGCCCGGCCTTATCCTCGTATATCTGCCCTTGAGCGCTTTGTGCGATTTGAGCGCATAGGTTATAGCTGCTCGCCGGCTCAGCTGTACGAGCGATCATCTCGTAAAGGCCGGGCTGATCGATCTCGCCTAAGCCTACGTTTTCAGCATTAGCCCACGTAGTCGTAGGGTCGTAGTCAAACCATTGTAAAGCCGGTGCTACCTCAAACCACGAGTTAATAAGTAGCTCGTTAAGGATGTCGTAAATCTGATTGCCGTCCTCGTCCTTAGCCAAGGCATCCGGGAAAAGAGCTTTAGTGAGCTTAGCTAGAGATCCTACGGCCAATATATTACCGATTGTTATAAACCCAATCTCCTCAGGCGAGCGCACGGATATACCAAAATCGGATACCTCGCCGCCAAAAACGGGCACATATACTCCGGCGCTATTTTTAAGCTCTAGGGTTAGGCTATCGGTTACGTCTATATCAAAGGCCGAGTTATTTAGATTTACGATTTCCATACGAGCATAGCCGGCGTTGCACTGTAAATCGATGTCATCTCGACCCGTAGCCATATTGACCGATAGGACGTTATCGTAAACGGTGGTCCCTACAATAATTTTCCACTCGGGTAGCCAAGTACTCATACCGCGTAAACACCCGTATTACGGGCTACTGAGGTACCTCTATAGCTCGACTGATTAAATATATCCTCGACTGCTCTAGCGATAGCCTCGGGATCTCCTACCCCTGTATTTACCGTTATCTCTACGCTTTGAGCTGGAGCGGTCATAGTAGGGTTAAAGCCGTAACCGCTGTAAGCCGGGCTTAGCGTAGGCGTAGGTGCAAAGGTGGTAGGAGTTACACCGGCTACGACGCCGGCGCCTAAACCGCCTAGCGGTCCTAGTTTGAGATAATCGCCCGGGTTATTAAATTGTGGAGGAGTTGCAGCGGCAGCTTTTACCCCTGTTAAAGCGGCAAGGTAAGCGTTAAGGGAATCGAGTCGAGCTTTATCTGCCTCGGCTTGAGCCTTAGCCACTCGATCAATCATTTTAAGCTCGCTGGACTCAAGTAATAGGTTAGCGGTATTAGCTGCGCTTGAGGTCTTACTGATAGAAGCTAGGCGTGCGATCTCTGTAAGTTGGATCTGTACGCGCTCGTTATACGATTCTTTAGCTGCAAGTCCACCAGCTGCAGTAATGGCGGCGTTATACTTTTTAAATGCCTCCTCACGTGCCAGCTCTTTATTACCCTCGGCCATTTTGCTATCGTTAATGACCTTAAGCTCTGTGAGTAACTGAGTATTTAGGGACTGTAGCGTAGCGTTACTGATCTCCTCGACACCGGCTAGGCGCTGCATATCGGCGTTTTTTTGGAATTTAGCGAGCTCGTCAATTTTCTTGAGAGCTGCCTCGCCTTTATCCTCCTCGATGAGCATAAGCGCCTCAAGGCGTAGCTTTGTTTCTTTGTCGTAGGTAGCTCTAAGAGCTGCCGATAGGGAAACCCGAGTGCTATCAAAAACGGCGGCAGCCTTAGTTAAAGCTAGTTTTGCTTTCTCTGCCTTAGCCGATTTAGCGTTAGCCGCTGCTAAATCTTTAGCTCGTTTAGCGGCAGCCGCCTCAGCTTTTTTACGAGCTGCATCATTAGGATCTACAAAGGTACCGCCTAGAGCTGAGCTGGGATAGCCGCCCATACCCGGAGGCACGGCCTCTTTTCCAAACCTGCGAAAGAATTCTCCAAGCTGACCGAACATACTGCGCTTAAGGATCTCAGGCCATATTTCAGTAATGTATTTATCTACTCCCGGCAAGCTCTTAAATTTTGCGATCAAGGTAGATATACCAGTAATTACTTCAGCCGTATACGTAGCTAGATCCTGCATCCCATCGGCTAGAGGCTGGATCGTATTACCGTCTCCGGCTAATAGTGACAAGCTCTCCATTAAACTTTTACCGATTGTTTCGGTAGCCTCACCTGCAGCGTTAGATAAAATACCCATTTTGCCAGCGTAAGTATCAAGGTAAGCGGCATTAGCTCCGGAAAATTGGTTATTAAGTTTATCCTGTACGTCGGCAAATTTCATCGTCTTAAGCTCGGCCTGAGTCAAGCCTAGCGAGTATTTACGCAAGCCTCGAGTCTGCCCTACGTATGCTAGTGATAAATCGTTTACGACCGTTTCATAATCGACACCGCTACCGGCGCTTATATCTAACGCTTGAGTCAGTAACTCTGTGGACTTGGCTACTGAGCCCGTCGTGGTCAATAGTTTCTGCATCGATGGACGGAGCTGATCGTCGGTTACGCCTGAGGCGCGAGATAGCTGAGATATAAACTCCTCGATGCGTGGAGTCTCAAAGGCTAAGCCGAGATTTTTTACCGATATTGCTAAACGTGATGCGGCCTTTTCATCCTCGACAAAGGCTTTAACGGCAGCCTTACCAAATTGAGATATTTTCTGCACGCTAAAGGCGGCGGCGAAAGTAGCGCCTAGTTTTTTAGCGCCTTTCTCAAAGGCTCCGATTTGTTTAGTACCTTTAGTTAAAGCCTTACCATCAAAGGTCGTAACCGCGCTTACGACTAAACTAGGTAGGGTTGCCATTATGCGGCCTTTCCGTATCGGCCTTGATTAAATGCAGCTATTGTTTTCTCTATAGCGCGGATAACTGCCGCTTGAGCTTTACCCTGATCCTCGTGCCACGCTCTAAAGATCATACGGCCGCGCTCCTCGCGCTTATTGCCATACAGAGGACCCATACGGCTTACAAAGTGCTCGCCGGCTCCTGGGTTATTTGATCGGTAGCCTTTACGGGATGTGGTCTCGGCGCGGCCGGCTGTCTCATAGATAGATCCGGCGGCAGATTTATTACCTACAAAGTAAAGAGCCCTCCAGCCGTTGCGATTCTTTTGACCGCCGGACTGTGAATAGTAGATCCCCTTTTTTACCGTAGCGTGATCGTAAAGCGGAAAGAGCCTCACTCGACCCTCAGTGTTAAAGTTTCTAAAAGCCGAGTTACGAGCTGTAATAGTTTTACCTACCGTGTTTTCGTTCCACGCATAAAGGTTATCCGGTTGAGGTGATGGAGCATACCCTCGAGCCTTATCGCGTAACGGCATCATTACGGCCTTAATCTCGGCGTTCATCTCTTTCAGTAGTTCAGGATCTACTTTACGGATGGCCTTGATAGTCTGCTTAACGCCTCTTACTTCTATTGGCATATTGCTCGGCCTCCTTAGCTTGATCGTTTAACACTTGTATTAACATCCTGTACATATCTACATCGAGATCGAGCACCGATTGAGGCGAGATCCCTAACCGTATAGATAGCTGGGCTACCTGATAGGTTAGGGAGTCTCGCCCTAATCTAAAGGTTCGTCGTCGAGTACTTCCACCTTAACGAG